GCGTGCGAAAGTAAATATTAATGAATATTACGGTGAAAAGTTTGATGAAGATATAGGAGAGTTGGCGGCGGGATTGTAAAAAAGAAGCCCACGGCAATCAGACAAAAATTTCTTTTTAGATAAGCCGGGTAAAGAATAAAAAAGGTAAAGAAACCGGCGGAATACTATACATTTCTTTTATAAAAATGTATCTTTTTTCGCTCTTAGATAAAAAGATACATTTTTTTAATAGGGGCGTATTCCCGGTGCATATATATCTTTTTACCCGCTAACTATAAATTTTAAATGTTGGGGCGGGGGGTAATTTTTTATGTAAAATTATTTTCTCACATATTAATAGAGTTTATGAAATGGCATATTCTCGCAAATCCGCTAAAAAAACTTATACTAAAAAACGTGTTTATAAAAAAAAGACTTATGTCAGAAAAGGATTCAGTAAGCGTAAATCGCTGGTATCCCTGATTAAGTCAATTAGTTTAAAGAATTCAGAAACAAAATATAATCATTATATCGCTGAAAATCAGAATATGTTTCATAATGCTGGATTTATTAAGAATAATATTTTAAATTGTACTCAGGGTATTACAGATACTGGTACTGGTCTTGGTGTTTATAGTAATAGAATAGCTGATGAGGTTATTGCTCGTGGTATTTCAATTAAGTTATGGATTGCGAATAAATTAGATCGCCCAAATGTTATGTATCGGATGATTGTTTATAAATATCAATCTCAATCCCCGCCTGCTTCTACCGCACTTTTTAAAGGTGCTAATGGTAATAAGATTATGGATGAAGTGGATAAAGAATATATAACTCCCGTTTATCAAAAAATATTTAATTTACAGGTTGGATATTCCGCTACTGTTAATGCTGGTGTTAATGGTGATACAGATGGAAGAGAAGCTCACACTTATAAACAGATATGGGTTCCACTTAAAAATAAAAAGATTCATTATGTTGATGGTGGATCTATCCCCAAATTTATTGATTATGGTTTTTTTATAGTTCCTTATGATAGTTATGGCACACTCGGTACGGATAATATAGCTTCTGTATCATTTCAATATAAATTTTACTTTAAAGATCCTTAGAGACCCCCCCGGCTACGTTCGGAGCGGAGCGACCAATTCCCAGCCTGCTTAAAGTTAGGCTAAATATACTTAAAGACAATTTAAGATATTAAGATAGACTATTGTTCTCCTTCCTTGTTAGAACAATAGTTCATTGATCTGTTATTTTTTTCAGTTCGCTGAAAATTATATTATTTTTTTCTCCCCATATAATAACACAATGGGGAAGACTATAAAAGAAGTTTTACAATTAGCAACATTTAAAAAGATTAATTTTGGAATTTATAATGATTTAGATACTGAGGAACAGGAAATATATAGACAGAAATTGATAAGAGATTTAGATAATGATATTCAGGCGAAAGTTTTAATGGAATGTATACAAACACGATACAGAAAACATTTTAATAGAATGTTAGATGCAGTTGATACGGAAGATGATTTGCCGTTAATTAAAGAGATCAATGACTATGAGAAAAAAAAGGATGAAGAAACTACTAAAAGTGATTATTGTTTTATAACAATTTCACCAGATCCCGCTAAAAATGTAAGTTTGCCAGAATTTAAGAAAGCTATTGAAAAAGCTTCAAAAAAATCTTTTATAAAAAAATCTTTGTATGTGATAGAACAGCGTTCAGCTACTGAGGAAGAAATGGGTTATGGGATGCATTGTCATTTGTTAATAAACAAAGGAGATTATAGGATGTCTCATATGCGTAGAGAATTTGCTAGAAATTTTAAGGATATGGTTGATACTGATAACCCGGGACCATTTAATTTTAAATTATGTAAATCCAAAGATTTGATAAATCGTCAGACATATATGTTAGGAGATAAGAAAGATCCGTTAAAACAGCAAAAACAAAAAATTGATAAATTATGGCGTGCGAAAGTAAATATTAATGAATATTACGGTGAAAAGTTTGATGAAGATATAGGAGAGTTGGCGGCGGGATTGTAAAAAAGAAGCCCACGGCAATCAGACAAAAATTTCTTTTTAGAT